ACCAGTATGAGCAGGAATATGAGTGTTCATGGGTAGCGAATGTACCTGGTGCTATATATGGGAAGGAGTTACAGGCCGCAGAGGAGGCAGGGAGGATATGTAATGTGCCTTATGATCCTACGCATAAGGTTGATACCCATTGGGATTTAGGTGTTTCTGACGCAACATCTATTTTCTTCACCCAGAATATAGGTCGTGCGGTACATGTTATTGATTATTACGAGGCGAGAGGAGAGGGCTTGCCGCATTATGCGAGGGTTCTGCATGAGAAGAATTATTTATATGGTATCCACAATGCTCCGCACGATATTGAGGTTCGTGAGTTGGGTAGTGGAAAAACTCGTAGAGAAGTCGCGTATGATCTGGGTATTAACTTTCGTGTGGTGCCGAAGCTTGGTCTTGAAGATGGTATCCATGCTGCGAAGATGATTATTACGAAATGTTATTTTGATAGGGATAAGGTTAAAGAGGGCTTGGAAGCACTAAGGCAGTATCATCGTGCATATAATGAGAGGATGAGGACATTTAGAGCGACACCAGTTCATGATTGGTCTTCCCATGCCGCAGACGCTTGGAGAACATTTGCTGTCGGTTTTGACGAATATCAGAACCATATCAGGCCGCCACAAGCATTAGCGGATAATAAGTATAACCCATTACAGGTAGCAGTATGAGTGATTTATTAACAGCCGATGGTTTAGATGATGCTGTAATTGGTGTGGCATCAGACAACAGCAAGGTGGTTTATAGTGCCGATAAGGTGATTGGTATTTTGAAGGATAGGGATGGAATGACAGATGACGAGGCTTTGGATTTCTTTGAGTACAACATTGCCGGAGCTTATGTTGGTCCTTCTACACCCCTATTTGTTTGGGATATGGATATAAATGAAATAGGAGATGAGAATGGGATTTCTTAAACCCCCGAAGCCACCCCCGATACCTCCTGCACCACCCCCACAGGTGGTAAAACCCCATACGGCAGTAACAGAAATGGCTGAAAAGAAGGCGAAAGACCCTAAAAAAGTAAATTATAAGACCACTATCTTAACCAGTCCAACAGGATTGCTTGCAGGTAGTAAGGTTGTGGAGGATTAATATGGGATTTTTAAGATCAAAACCAAAGACACCACCAACATCTCCACCAACAACGACACCTGCGCCTGTGGCACCTCAAGAGCCAGTAAAAGAGGCGGTGAATCCTAATGAGGTTGTTTATGGTGAAGGGGAAACAATGCAGGGTGGTGGAACGGCATCTACGATTTTAACGAGCACAAAAGGCTTGAATGAGTTGGCACCGATACGAAAGCCAATTTTGACTGGCTCTAACAATAAAAAGAAGAAATTGGGGTAATAATGCCTGATGATGTAGCGGTATCGCTTTTAAAAAGGCTAGGTACACTAGAACAACAACGCATAACTTGGGAAAGCCATTGGCAGGATATAGCTGATTTTATCGTACCAAGAAAGGCGAACATCAGTAGAAAGCGGTCTGCGGGCGATAAGATGACCGAATATATCTTTGATGGTACCGCTATTCACGCTGCGGAAATGTTATCGGCTTCTCTACACGGTATGCTGACGAATATGAGCGTAAAGTGGTTTTCATTAGAGTATAGACAAACAGATTTGAATGGAGATGATAGCGCAAGGGAATGGCTGCAATCCGTTGAAGATGTGATGTATAAGACCTTTGCGCGGTCTAATTTCCAAGAACAGATACATGAATTATATCATGATTTGATTACTTTCGGTACGGCTGTAATGTTCATTGAGGCTGACCCAGACACCGACATCCGCTTCTCCACCCGACATATCGGTGAATGTTATCTTTCAGAAGATGATAAGGGCAGAGTAGATACAGTCTACCGGAAGTTCAAAATGCCTTTAAAAGCAGTAATAACCCGCTTTGGCGAGGATAAACTGTCGAAGAAGTTAAGAGATAAGTATAGGGAAAATCCTTTTGAGACTACGGAAATTGTGCATTGCGTCTATCCTAGAGATGACCGTGATCCAACGAAACTAACGTCTGAAAATAAGCCTTATGCTTCTATATATATTGAGCCTGATGAGAAGATTATTCTCTCCGTAAGTGGTTTTGACGAGCTTCCTTATACCTGTCCTAGATGGTTAAAGAGCAGTTTTGAGATTGGTTATGGCCGCTCCCCTGCCATGACCAGTCTCAGCGACATCAAAATGCTGAATAAGATGTCTGAGGTAACGATAAGGGCAGCACAAAAGCAAGTTGATCCACCGCTTCTTGTACCTGATGATGGGTTTATATTACCTGTACGAACAGTTCCAGGTGGTTTGAACTTCTACAGGTCCGGAACAAGGGATAGAATAGAGCCCTTACAGATTGGCGCGAACAATCCTTTGGGTCTGAATATGGAAGAGCAAAGAAGACAGGCCATAAGGTCTGCTTTCTATGTAGACCAGTTGATATTGGCGCAAGGTCCACAAATGACCGCAACGGAAGTTGTACAGCGAACTGAAGAGAAGATGAGATTGCTTGGCCCTGTGTTGGGCAGATTGCAAGCGGAAATGTTGCAGCCATTGATTGCAAGGGCATTTAATATTTTAGCAAGGGCAGGGCGGTTCCCTGTAGCACCAGAGTTTATGATGGATATGGATTTACAGATTGAATATGTTTCTCCACTCGCTAAAGCACAGAAACAGGGCGATATTACAAGTATTAATCAGTTATTAGAGCTTCTTGGGCCTCTTGGCCAACTTGATCCAAAGATAATGGATTATGTCGATTTTGATGGGGTCGCAAAACATCTAATCAAAACACTCTCTATTCCTGCAACAACAATCTCTTCCGATCAGGAGGTGTCTATGAAACGTCAGGATCGTCAACAACAGATGGAAGAGGCTCAAGAACAACAGCAAATGATGGAAACAGCAGAGGCAGGCGGTAAGGTTGCACCGTTACTCGCTGCTGCTCAGAACCAACAATGAAGGAAATTGAAAACTTAAAACAGAATTATAAGGAACTTTTCGGTGCAGATGCAGGAGAAAAGATTCTTGAGGATTTAAGATTGCGGTTTTGGATCGAAGGTACGACCTACACACCAGACAGCAATGAAACAGCCTACAGGGAAGGGCAGCGTTCCGTAGTGCTATTTATTCAACACATGCTGCGTGATGATAACAAAAGATTAAAGGAGATGCAGAATAATGAGTGAAGATCAGGTAGCGGATGTCGTAGCAGAGCCAGTAGCTACGGAAGCACCGTCTGAAGGATTTGATTGGCGAACACATATCCCAGAGGAGCTAAAAGGCAATACAGCGTTTGACAACCATAAGGACTTAGGATCACTTCTTAAATCCCATGCAAACGTACAAAGTTTAATTGGTGCGGATAAATTACCTATCCCATCTAAAAATGCCACAGAAGAACAGTGGAACGATGTTTATACACGATTAGGCAGACCCACAGAACCAGATGGGTATGACTTTAAGGTAGAAATGCCAGAAGGACAGCAACCAAATAATGATTTGATTGGTTGGTTTAAAGGTGCCGCGCATAAAGCAGGTCTTAATCCAACACAAGGTCAGCAGTTATTGGATGGATATTTGCAGCTTTCAAACGAAAGTGGTCAGCAGGCAACAGGAAATTTAGAAACATTGGCGCGGGAAGGGCAAGAAACCTTGCAGAGAGAGTATGGCAACGCATATTCGGACAAAGTAGAAGCCGGAAATGCTGTACTATCTGAGTTTGGAACAGAAAATCTAGCGACTATACAGTTAGCAGATGGCAGAAACTTGGGCGATCACCCTGATTTTGTCAAAACAATCGTTAATGTTTCTGATTTTATTCGTGGTAAAATTGGAGAAGATACCATTGAGGGTATTAAATCCAGTGGTGCAATGACACCCAATGAAGCACAAGAGAAGTTAAACCAAGTTAAACGTATTAATGGACCTTTTTGGAATAAGTCCGACCCAGAACATAATTGGGCGGTACAGGAAGCCTTACGTTTACAACACATGATTACACCAAGTTAAATTCTGACAAGCTTTTCGCCCAGAATTTACCGTGTAGAAACCAAGATAACCTTCGGGCCTTGTAGGAGAAGTCCTTATACTAGCAAACCTTTCGTCCGACATCCTGTTGGGTAGCGAGTATCTTTTAACTTTTTCAAGGAAAAAACTATGAGTACACAAGTAACTACAGCTTTTGTACAGCAGTTTAGTTCCAATATTACGATGCTTGCTCAACAGCGCGGAAGTTTACTTCGCGGTGCTGTTTCTGAGGAAAGTGTTACTGGTGAGAAGGCTTTTTTCGACCAGATTGGTTCTACTGCTGCTGTCAGAAAGACTACGAGGCATGGTGATACACCCCTCGTAGAAACACCACACTCAAGACGAATGGTCACGATGGACACATACGAGTGGGCAGACCTTATTGACGATGCTGATAAGGTAGCAATGTTGGCATCTCCAGAAAGTGTGTATGCACAAGCCGCAAGTTATGCGGTTGGCCGCGCTATGGATGACGCGATTATCGCAGCAGCAACAGGTACTTCCAAAACCGGGAAAAGCGGTTCTGGGTCTACCACAATGCTTTCTGCAAACACAATCGCACATGGCTCTGCTGACATGTCCATTGCAAAGCTAATAGCAACTAAGAAGGCTATGGACTTGCTTGACGTTGATCCGTCAATCCCAAGATACATTTGCGTTGGTCCTAACCAGATCGAAGCTTTGTTGAACACCACTTCAGTAACATCAAGTGACTTCAACACTGTAAAAGCTTTGGTTCAAGGCCAAGTGAATCAATTCATGGGGTTCACCTTCATCGTGAGCAACAGACTTGCAGTCGCTTCAAACATCCGCACATGTTTTGCATGGGCACAGGATGGAATCAAACTAGCTATGGGTAAAGATGTCATGGCAAGAATTGATGAGCGTTCCGATAAATCTTACTCAACACAGGTATACTATTGTGCAACTTTTGGCGCAACTAGGATGGAAGAGGAAAAAGTTGTTTCCATCGCCTGTGATGAATCTGCATAAGGAGATTAGAAAATGGGTACTGTTTATTCTGTTCAAAAAACTAAGTGGGATCAAAACGATCCGTCCGAAATGATAAAGCCTAATGAGACAGGTGGTCGCGTAAGAGTGGCATACGGTCTTTATGAAGCTTCATCGTTATCGGCAGATGAAGTGATTGAAATGTTCAACTTGCCAAATGGTGCAAGAATACTCTCCGGAGAGCTTGTTCATGACGCGATGGGTTCATCCACAACATTAAGTGTTGGTCATGCGGCTTACACATCTAGCGCAGATGCTACTGTAGCATTAGACGTAGATGAGTTTAAGGCTGCTGCGGCTTCCACAAGCATTACAACCGTAGCCGTTGCCGCTACATCTGCATTGGGTAAAAATACCGTAGTTGATGCAAATAAAGATGGCATGCCAGTTACGGTAGTTCTCGCGGGTGCTGCCGGGACAGGAACAATAGAGCTAACCATGCTCTACGTTGTTGACTAATACACACCTCATAGAAGGGCGGCATTTTATTTTTATCATTGTGCTTTCATAATAAGCCGCCCTTTTATTCCCCAAACATAAGGATTTATCATGCCATCAGTCGTTGATATTTGTAATTCTGCGCTTAATCAGATAGGCGCAAGTAATATTGTCTCTCTCACAGAGGACAGTAAAGCCGCCAGAATTTGCAACCAACGATATGATAGCGTCAGGGATGGTGTCTTTCGTTCTCATCCTTGGAATTGTCTTGTAACAAGAGCAACCCTTTCCCCCGATAGTGCCAGTCCTGCATTTGACTTTAGCTATCAGTTTACCCTCCCCACAGACCCCTATTGCCTGAGAATTATTCGTCTGGATAGTTCTGCGATCTCCTTTAAGGTCGAAGGCCGTAAGATTTTAGCCGATGAATCGACCATTAATATTATTTATTTGGCAAGGGTTACAGACACCAATCAGTTAGATATGTTATTAACCGAAACACTTTCCGCAGCTATGGCTGCCGATATTGCTTATCCTTTAATTGGTTCTGTTTCATTAGCCTCTCAAATGCGTGGTTTATACGAATTGAAACTAAAAGATGCACGATTTGTAGACGCAACAGAAGGCACAGCAGCCGCCCTAACAGGTGGTACGGAAGCCGGAGGACTGGAAAGCAGTTCATTTGTAAATAGTAGGTTATAATGACGAAAGCTTCCTTTGCTTTTACAAACTTTACAGCCGGAGAGCTCTCTAGTCGGCTAGATGGCCGGACCGACATTAATAAGTATTTTAATGGCTGTAAAACTCTCAAAAACCTTCTTGTGCATCCTCATGGTGGTGCAACACGAAGGCCAGGTACAGAGTATATTGCTGAAGTCAAAGCTAGTGCTAATGCCACAAGGATTATTCCTTTTGAGTTTAATGTAGAACAGACCTACATTCTGGAGTTTGGAAATAACTATTTTCGGGTTTATAAAGATGGCGGTCAGATTGTAGATTCTGGTTCAGCCGTAGAAGTCACAACCACATATACCTCTGCACAGGTCGCAGACCTTAAATTTACGCAATCTGCGGATATTATGTACGTTGTACATCCTTCGCACCCACCTAGAAAAATATCAAGAACGGCTCATACAGCGTGGGCCATTGCAGATGTAGATTTTAGGCGTGGTCCTTTCTTGGATGAAAACACGACAACAACGACTTTTACATCAAATGGAAGAACAGGAAGTGTAACGGTAACGGCTTCTGGAAGTACCTTCGCAAGCACAGATGTAGGAAGGCTAATTAAGTTTTATGATGGATTTGCAAAGATTACAGCCTATTCAAGTGCAACATCAGTTACCGCAGCCGTACAGGAAAATGCAGACCTTAGAACGGAACTCATGCCGTCCTATGCGTCAAATACGATTGCTTTTAAAGAGGGCGATCCGGACTCCACAGGTCTTGAGCACAATGATAGGATAACCGATAGTGCTGCTCAATTTCTAATACAAGGCTTTAAGGTTGGTCAAACCTGCACAACGACAGGTGCAGGAACAAGCGCAAACAATCAGACAGGTCTGGTGATTGTGCAAGTTACCTCTGATACAATACTCTTTGCGCCATCGAATGATCTGGTTGATGAGGCAGCAAGCAATACGATTACATTAAGTGGCAATTTGGGTGCTACAGATGATTGGAGTTTGGGCGCATTTTCAGCAACAACAGGCTATCCGGCCTGTATTACATTCTTTGAACAAAGGCTTGTATTCGCCAATACAGAAACACAACCACAAACATTATTCTTTTCTAAATCAGGAGATTTTACGGATTTTAACACTGGCACGGCTGACGGTGATGCGCTGATATACACGATTGGATCAAATCAAGTTAATGTTATTCGCTATCTGACAGCATCGCGGGCCCTGCTAGTGGGTACATCTGGCGGTGAATTTGTTGTGAGAGCAACGTCAGATCAGCCCATCAGCCCTACAAATACGCAGATATTGCGTCAGGCAAGCTATGGATCAGCCAACATACAGCCAGTCACAGTAGCTAATGTTGCGCTGTTTGTGCAAAGGGCAAAGCGAAAAATAAGAGAATTGGTGTATTCATTCAATACTGACTCTTATACTGCACCGGATATGACCATACTGGCTGAGCATATTACAGGCGGTCTTATAAAGGAAATGGCACTTCAGCAGGAGCCAGATAACATTGTATGGTGCGTTCTTGAAGATGGAAAACTGGTAGGCATGACCTATCGAAGAGAAGAAGAAGTTATTGCGTGGCATCAGCATGAAATAGGTGGCGCATCAGGCACAGCAACAATTACAGTAACCGATTATGGAAATATTGCGGTTGGCTCGACAATAACGGTTACGAAATCAGACGGTACAGCCATTACATTCACAAGTGAAGCTGCCGGAAGTTCGGCTGCATCAAGTTCGCTAGGGTGGCGACCAAATACAAACAACAACACAACCGCAGATAATATTTATACTGTGCTTAATGCTCACGCTGATTTAACGGTGGCTAATCCGGCAGCTAACGTAGTAACAGTTACAGAAACAACACCTTCAGCAACAGGATATATAACACTAGCATCATCAGACTCTACACGATTGGCCGTTACAAGTCAGACACACGCTTTAGTAGAAAGTATAGCGACAATCCCATCATCCTCCTCAGAAGATGATGTATATATGGTTGTACAGCGCACCATTAATGGAGCTACCAAAAGATATGTAGAGAAAATGAAGCCAATGGATTTTGGCACCTCTGTTGAAGATGCGTTCTTTCTTGATAGTGGCTTAACTTATTCGGGAAGTGCAGCCACATCTATTTCCGGTCTTTCTCATCTGGAAGGGCAAACCGTAAGAATATTGGCAAATGGAGCGACCCACGCAGACAAACAGGTAGCAAGTGGTGCAATTACACTAGATAGAAGCGTTACCAAAGCACATATTGGACTGGCTTATACAAGCACACTCCAAACCATGAGAATAGAAGCAGGAGGCGAAGAGGGTACA